CCGAAAGCGTATTTTGAACGAAAGGGTTCTGAGGAAGCTAAGGTTTTTTTCCAGACGCACCAATGCCATGGAAGCCTTAACGTATCCTTATATCGTGTAGGATTTTTCGGGTCTAGCGCGGCCGGTTCTTGCGGATTACCCATTTTAGCAAAAACTCTAGCTTTTTTTCCTGCTAAATAGCAAGTTTGGTTAAAAGAGATAACATCTGCATTTGGATTTTCTTCAATTGCTTCTACAATTTTTAAAACATAATCATCTGCAACATCGTCATCATCGTCTAAAAATGTTATGTGGCTACCTCTGGATATCCTCAATAGTTCATTTCTTTTTTCATAGATATGAAGTGACTTGTTATCAAAAAGAGATAAAATCTCCACATCTTCTCTATCTCCAATTTGATCCATTAATTTTTTGACTAAAGGTTCAAAAATATTAAATCGCGACGGTATCGATAAAATAAGTATACTAAATTTGATATTCTTTGGATTTTTAGGCATAATTATACTCTCTTAAAATATGTTCTAAATCTATTAAAATTTTCATTACCAAATATTTCTTTATATTCAAAGAATGTTGCTTTCTACAAAAGCTTTTGAAGAAGAAATAGAGTTGTCGACATGACTTTCTGCTGCAAAATTAACCACAATGTCACAAGGGGGCAAGTGTGTTATGTTTTGTATATCGCCAACAATGAGATTATAGCGTTCGTGTTCGTCCCAAGGCAAAGACTTGTGTGCTGCATATGTCATTTTATCTATGTCGATAACATGGTGCCCTCTTTCAAGAGCAGCCTCTACAAAGTGACTACCAATAAACCCTCTTCCGCCAGTGACAACAAATTTCATAAAGCAACCCCCTAGATTACAAATAACTCGCCGGATTTTTAATGATAGATATTATATTGTTGGCGACTGCTTTTTCACTAAACCTATCTTCCCATAATTGTAGCATCTTTTTATGTGTATTTAAAGTTTTTTCCTTATTGGCAGCGTCAAATATCTCATTAAGAATTTGCGGCAGATTGGTCCAATCATGATTAGCCATATAAAATGAACTATCTTCATAATATTGAGCTTCCGGCAGTTTGTCTGAAATTACAAGACAACCGCCTCTTAGAGCTTCCGCATGTCTAAAGGTCTCTACAGATGTTCCTCTTGGACACAAACACACTTTACTATGAGCCATGGCTGAAATAAAACTTGTTGGTTGTAATGCATTGTGGTGATTCAAATTACGAAAACCATTGCTACCTTGTGGCGCACCGTTCGCATCTGTAAAGGCAATATTATATTTCAAATCACTAAGCTGCCTGTTTTGAACCAATTGATAAAATATTCCGCTCATGTATTTGTAAAAATGTGGACGTGAATTGACATTTCCTCTAAAAAATATGTCAACAGGCCTATCTTCAAATTTTATCAACGAAGTTTGAAGATCTTCGCCCTCATTATAATAAGCAACCGGCGGTAGCGGCATGCCATAAATGTTCTTCTGCGTATAACCTTTATGAAAATAGTTTTTAAAAATTAATTTCACCTTATCATGATAAGCGGGCGTTCTGTAGTGTTCATCGCCCAACAAAAAAACAATTTTGTCTTTATATTCAGGCAAGTGATTTTGATTATATGTAACAAAGAATACTAGATTGTCGTTAGAAGATGCTTGCTTTATGTGCTCAAAGACATTAAGCAAATACTTCTTCTCCAACATAGAAGTGTGCTCAAGTGGAATTTTTTCACGATTTTCATTAATATAGCTAATTTTCATTGTTTAAAATACACCTTAAATTTGTTAAAGTTTTCCTCACCAAACATGTCTTTGTGTTCAAAGAAGGTTTCTTTCTCTTCCTCAAACCTAGTAGAGTGCATTTTTTCAGAAGTAGATAATCCGTCAGGATTTACATAATAAAGACCATGGGTGCCATTTACTTTCTTAAAATTTGCACCATTTCTAACCGCTCTTAGCCACATTTCCCAATCTCCCGCATGTTTATAATTGGCATTGAATTGGCCTGCGCTGTGAATAGATCTTCTCCAAAGAGGCATACAACCTGGAAGGCATTTAATCATATTCTCACGTGAAAAATGCGTTATAGAATATATTCTATTCTGAGAAGAATTATCATCAAATGTTTCATTTGCTTTTTCTGTTATAAAACACTGAGAATAAACCAAATCAATTGACTTGTCATTGACCAATTCTCTTGAAAGTATTTCCAGTTGTTTAGAAGACCTTCTGTCATCAACGTTTGCATTTGTAATGAACTCTCCGGTGGACATTTCTATTCCAAGGTTCCAAACACCATAAACGCCTGGGTCTTTATCAAGTTTCTTATATACTATATTATCGTGCTTTTCCAGATAATCTTTAATGATTTCTTCTTCATTTTGAGGAGAATTTGCATTAATAAGAATTAGTTCACAATTATCAAAGACTGTCTGCTTTGTAATGTCCTCTAAAAATTCTTTAATATATTTCTCTGCTTTGTATACGGATGTGATTATTGATATTTTTGGAACTTCAGGAGGCTTAATAAAATTTAATTCTCTACCTTCAAATGCATCTGAAAATGTTTGTAAAACAGAACTTTGTTTTTTACGTATAAAATTAATAAGTTCTTGGCCCTTTTTACTGAACCATTCTTCAGATGTTGCGCCAACATTATCATTTGTAATTAATTTACAGCCAAGCATTCTAGCTTCTACAACCAATCTGCAAAAACTTTCCAGCGTTGAGGGAAAGAACACCAACGACTCTGTTTGTGATAATTGTGTTAAGAATATGTAGTAGTCAGAAGATCCAATTAAACTATAATCAATGTTATTTTCTTTGCAATATCGTCTTGCTTCGTATGTCCCCTTTATCTTATTTTTGGAATCAACTATAGAGACTTTATGATTTTTTTTATTTCCATATATCGATTCAATAAAATCTAATGTTTCCTCGTTCCACAAGCTACACCCAAGAGAAACGACATTATCTATTAAAAGATTCTTAGCTAATACTTCGGAGTGTATTTTAGATTGACAAAAAACAGCTTTTGCTTTCTCATAAAATCTTTTATTTGTCAAAGATTCATATGGTGCTAAATAATTCTTAAATACAGAAGGGTTTCTTGTGTCGACATATTTATGATCGTGCTCATAGATGATATAATTTAAATTTTTGAATAAAGACAACAAGCTACTCTTTAAATTGACGAAATTGGCAACAATAAAAAATTTATCAGCATTCTCTAAAAGATATTTTTCTGTAATCTCATGACTTCTCTTTTTTTCTACGTCAGTATCCATGTTTAAAAAATATTTTATGACTTCTTCATTCGCCAATTCTCCACCACCGTGAACATGTTCTGCAAAGAAGTCGGCTATAAAAACAATCATTAAATCAAAAAAACCTTATGGCGCGCCCTTCCACTTCAGGGGGAGTAAATAAGACAAAGTCGACCATCTTTTTAATCTGTTTTTCATTGTCAAACTCTTTATTAATCCACTTTTGAAGTTTTTTAGCTTGTGATGTAAAGCGACCATAATCCTTGTATACTTCGCGCAATTTCATTTTATATGATCCCTGTTGGGCGAAAGCCCACATAGCATCTTTCTGAACAACCCCTTTCCAAACAGCTTCTGATTGCACAGGTTGTAAGTCAAAATCGACTTTTGCAAAATGAGGGCGTAATCTCTCTTTCCCTTTCTTGTCTGTGACTGGCTTATAAAGAAAATCTAAATGACCACTCCAATCTGTTGCTAAAACTGGTAATCCAGAATAGGCAGCTTCAAACAGCGGAAGACCAAAACCTTCACCATGAGTAAGAGAAACTAAACAATGAATATCTTTGTGCGTATAAAGAGAGTGCATTTCTTGTTCTGTCATGTCTCCGTGCAAAAGGTATACTTTACATTGCCTATTTTTATACCTTTTGAGAATATCAGAAAGTGCTTTTCGCGCATTAACCCTATCAATTCTTGAGCCGCCTTTGGCAAAAGTCTTAACAACCAGTCCAACATCAGGATTATCTATAAATTCTTCTACAAACCAGCAGATTGTATTTCCAATATTTTTTCGGGGGCCCCATTGGGCCACTGTTAAGAAATTAAATTTTGTTTTTAGATTTAGATCCAAATCAACTTGATCAAAATGCTTGACCGGATAATGTACCACATCTAAATCTTTTACGCATTTCAAAACTCCTTTCTGGCCTGTTCTTTGGTCAACACCTTCATATACAGTATTTATAAATGTTTGTTTTGAATGCTCCGAAATGGTTATAACCTTATCCATCTCATTCGCCTTTTGAATCCACACCGGTGCGATCTTCGTAGTTTCAATTCCAGCAGTAACTCCTATATTAACTGGCGCCATTCTTTGCCATTCATTGGGAATAGTCACTTGAATGCTAATGTCGTATTGACCTTGTTGTTGTGCATATATAGCTGTTTTTTTGACAATCTCATCCATCCATTGACGTTCTTCGTTATCTTCCCAAATCCAATTGGACTGCCCCCAGTTAACAGGAATTAAATATATGTCTAAATTTTCCTGAGTTCTAAGTGCGCGTAATACGAAACGGCAGTGTTCGCCATAACCAGTTCTAGTTAATGCTGGACCTCTTACTAATACTTTCATAGCGCAACCTCCTCAACCACCCAACGTTGTGTTTGTTTTCTCGTGTCCCAAGAACCCTCTTCTTCGTGAAGCTTGGTGAGCACATCAATCCAAGTTTTATTAAAAGTTTCGAAATTATAATTATCTATTACGTGTTGTCGACCAGCTTCACCTAAAGCCTTTCTCTTTTCTTCGCTCATATGAAGCATAGTTTCCATAGCCGCAATAACGTCGTTGCCGCTTAATCTATCTTCATAGATCCATGGAATTTGTTGCGAGCCAATAACAGCTTTTGAGGCTGGAGTTATACCAACTCCATATTCTTCTTCGTTTTCTAAGCGCGATATCTGCTCCTGCAGGCCTCCAGTTTTTGAAACAATAATTGGAGTTCCACAAGAAAGAGATTCAAGTGTGGCCAGCCCAAATCCTTCAGCGTCAGAAATATTAACAGTGCAATCAGCCATATTATACATCAAAGCTAGCTTCTCTGGTGGAACTTTTTGTTGACTAAATAATACTTCACCATTTGTTAAGTCAAGTTCTTCAATAATGGCCTGTAGATCTTGGCCGTTGCTGTCCTTCACTTCAGTATGCATTACTAAACATGCTTTGTCTTTTCCTACTTTCTGTAAAAACTCGTTAAACCAGAAGATCAAAGAACCGCTTTGTTTGCGGCGCGCATTACGATTATTCCAAAAGAAAACAAATTTCTCGGGATCATAATATTCACCGAAAACATCTTTCTTGAAAGTTTCAAGCTGTTCTGTGTCTTCAATTGGGTTAAATATATCATTATTCACTGCATGGGGGATATACTGTGATTTGACGTTAGGTGCTACAGTTTTTACAATATCATCGGTAACTTTAGATATAGCTGCAATGAAATCATTAGATTCATAATATGTCCTATTAAAAGTAGGATAAGGATAATTATCCCATACGTGATAATACACCATAGGGCAAAGCGGTCTAATTTCATTCTCCATCTCCCATAACCAGCCCCAAAATCGAGGATCGGTCATAAACCAAAGAATATCTGGCTTTTCTTGACGAATAATCGAACGAAGGAGTTCAGGATTACCATATCCATCGACTGGAAACATGATCCAGTCATCTCCCCACTCTTCAGTTTTAATAGGGTTATAATTAGGGTGTTTAATAGCACCGCCAAGCGAACGAATAATAAACTTATCACTCTTCAACAAAGCTTCGCACATATATTTTGTTTGAGTGCCGACACCACTAGGCGATAAAGGCATATCGCTAATGGTTAAAACCTTAATCTTTTTATCCATTTGAACCTCTTATTTGCAATGCTGTGATTTTAAAAATTCACAAGCGCCATATCTTCCATAGCAGGAAAGCTTATTTTTGATATAGTTCTTTTTATCAATATTATAATTGGCTTTGTATAATAATTTAAGGGCATTATTGATTTTTTTTGACCCATTCGAAACTTTAAAGATTTCAACATGGTTTTTTTTGGCTGTTCTTTTGAGAAGAGCAAAGTGAGTTGATACGTCATTATAGTCTTTATTGTGTTTTAAACACCAAAAGTGTTTATATAAAGTCAGCTGATAGGTAATCATCTTCTCAGTCTTTTTTCTACTATCCCAACCCCAACTACAGCTCTTCCAATCTATAATATGGTATTTGCCATCATCCGGTGTATGTAATACTAAATCAATAAAGCCTTTAAAGTTTTTATTTTGATCTTTGATTGATTCATATAAGTTTTCTTCAACGGCAACTAATTCAAACTTTCCAAAACTTTTCTGTAGGCCAGGTAAAATATGTTGTGTAAGAAACTTGCCTTGTTCACGCATATCGCTAACTAGCTTTGGTTTGAATTCAAATTCTGGATCGACTGATTTAAGTTTTTGTAGGTTAATTAAAAATTCTGATTCAAAATGTTCTTCTGCATCATAAGAAGGCCAATCAAAAACTTCCTTATCATTATGTAGAGCTATAGTCTCGCAAACGGTATGCAAAGCAGTGCCGAACGCGGTATATTCATTTCCTCTAAACTGTTTAATTTTGTCTATATATTTAAGCTTATGTTTCCATGGACACACTGTCCATTCTTTTAATTCCGAAAACGATATGTGAGACATCTATTCCTCTGACTTGGTTGTTTTCGTTGCCGCTTTTGGCTTCTTTGCCGCTTTTGGCTTCTTTGCCGCTTTTGGCTTCTTTGGCGCTTTTGGTTTCGTTGCCACTTTTGGTGCTTTTGGTTTCGTTGGCTTCTCCGGCGCTTTTGGTTTCGTTGGCTTCTCCGGCGCTTTTGGTTTCGTTGCCACTTTTGGTGCTTTTGGTTTCGTTGGCTTCTCCGGCGCTTTTGGTTTCTCTAGCGACAGGATCCATTCGCCTTGCAAATAAGACGCATCCATAGCATTGTGCACAAAATTCTTATCCGGAGATTTCACCACTTCTGCAATTTTACATGGATGATTGGCTTTTATCCACTCTAAAACATTAGAAGTAGTAAAAGACGCCATTTTTTCATTTTTTTTTCTAAAGCGAGTATTAACAAATACATGTATATTGTTTTCTCTTTTTTCAAGCTTGATATTCATAAATTATTCTCCACTTAATTCTAGTATTTCTGTAACTTTATTAAACAACACAGGGCTTAAATCTCTAAGCGCTAATTTGTCTCCCAATAAATAGTTCTCAAAACCATTTGCCCAATATTCTCTTAGAGATGTGATGGCGTAGGGAGAATAAAAAAGTTCAGCAGAAATAAGTCTCAATTTGTCATACCCAATATCCTTATACAAATGTTTATCGAACGTTACATTGTAATCCGGATTGTTATAGTATACCATATCTAACATTGGCTTGTCAACTAAATAATGTAGAGTTTTTCGTTTTCCTAAAAACTCAGATTCTAATGTATTGTCACCATAAATAAGGTCGCGATATTCATTTTCCAAAGAATGAGCAATCTCGTGAATAATATCATCTAAAAGATCTTCTTCATTGTCTTGATCTGGTGATATGTAGATAGCGCCATCTTTATACATCGCATTAAACTCTCTATTTTTCTTTGCGAATTCTTTAAAGTTTCCTACGTAGAATGCGTCAATATTGTTCATAAGGTGTTCTGGTACCAAACGCTCAACTTGCTTGATTACAGATACAAAATTTATCTTATTTTCAAAAGGTTTTAATGCCTGCACTGGTTTATCATATATCTTCAATTCTTTTAATGCTTTGCTTGATTCTTTGGCGCCACCGACAATATAATCTTTCATTTATTGTGCATTAGCTGTTTCATTTGCGGAGTCAATATCGGCAATCCCTTGCCGATATCCACGAATAAAATTTTCTTCTGCTACGGCTAGAAGCGCTTCTGGAAATTCTTCGGCCATCACTTGAATGATCATTTCTACGTTTACTTCATCATTTTCTGGTTCTAGCTTTTCACCAACATAATTAACCAACATCTGCTTAAGTGGATTTTCTGTAGTTACAACTTTCAACAAGTCTGGGTTTTCATTAGACATATTCTACTCCTTTTTATAATATTATCATATAAAATATATTTTTTTAAAATATCTTTGCTGCTAAGGTGGCGACTTTGGAACGTTCGCCCTTTATTAGGGTTATATGACCTGCGACGTCGTAAGTTTTAAATTTTTCTACAGCGTGAGTTAATCCGTTTGATGTTTCATCAATATACATATTATCTATTTGCTCTATATCACCAGTTAAAACGATTTTAGTATTTTCACCAACACGTGTGATTATTGTTTTAAGTTCATGTGTTGTGAGATTTTGCGCCTCATCGATGATAATAAAAGCATTAGACACTGAACGACCTCTTATATATGTCAATGCCTCTACTTCAATTGTACCATTACTAACATACATTTGCAACGTTTCCTTGTCGTTGCCCATAAGAAATTTTAGATTATCCTGAATGGGTGCGACCCAAGGCGCCATTTTTTCTTCTATACTGCCTGGTAAAAAGCCAATATCTCGGCCCATTGGCTGAATTGGCCGCGAAATAATCAGTCTTTTGTATTTTCCAGTCTCCATTATCTGCTGTAATCCAGCAGCTATAGCTAAAAGGGTTTTTCCGCTTCCTGCTTTGCCTACCAAAGTCACCACTGGGACATCACAATCTTTCAGTAAGTCTAAGGCAAACATTTGTTCCTTATTTCTTGGTTTTACTCCCCAAGTAGCGCTTTTATGTTTTCCGTTAATTCTTTTAAGAGGCTGTGAATAAGAAAAGAATCTTGCAAGAGCAGTCTTTTTTTCATTCTGATTAGAGACTAGCATTATAAATTGATTAGGCATCAAAGCTAGCTCATCTTTTTCGATATACACATCTTCTTCGTTATAAAGTCTATCTAATACCGGTTCATCAACCAAATATTCCATAAAGCCTGTATACATATAGCTTGTATCTTTAACAACATGATTAGATTGATAATCTTCAGTTGCCAAGCCTAAAGCGTCACATTTAACTCGCATATTAATATCGCGTGTGACTACAATCACTTTTCTTTTGGGATTGTCTTGCTTTTGGTTTAAAGCAACTCCGATTATTTCATTATCTGGAATGTGTAAGTTTAAACCGTCTAATGAGTCATCTTTTCTACACAGCTTGACATATATAACGCCTTTCCCTTTTCCTAGTCTTACACCCTTATAAAGACTGCCTTTTTCTCGTAAAGCATCTAATTTGCGTATTATTTCTCTTGCGTTCGAACCAACACTGTCTTGTCTTTTCTTGTGATTGTCTATTTCTTCTAAAACTTTTAACGGAAGAATAATATCGTTATTCGCAAAAGAAAGAACAGAACTAGCATCAGTCAAACAAACACTAGTGTCTAAAACATAGATTTTTTTTGCCATAAAAACTCTCAAACATTAAGCACAGTTAAGTGCTGCATAGTAATTAGTGTTCTATTTTTATTTAAACTTTGGCGAACAATTGTTTTATTTGACTTATTTATACTATGCGGCTGATTTAAAAAATTGGTCAAAAGGGGGAAAATAATAATGTTAAGAGCAATATGTCTCTTTATTCTAACAGGGTTCATGGTATCTTGCGGAACTTTAAGTAATAAGTCGGCCAATGATATTCTTCCACGAAAAGGATATATCTATATTAAGAAAACTGTTGACTTAAGGATTTGTGTCAATGATATCTGCACTCAAGGGCAAATGGCTTCTGCTGGCTCGGGTTTCGTAGTAAAGAAAACATACAAGGGTTCTTTTATTGTAACAGCTGCACATGTTTGTAGCACAGAAAAAGAAGATATCCCAGAAAATATAAAGTTTCGCGACAATTTATACGTAGAAACTTTAGGTGGTGACACCTTTAAAGCAGTTGTAGTAAGCAAAAATACAAAAATTGACGTATGTATGATTTTTGCTGAAGATTTGGTAGACGGAATTGAAGAAGTGAGGCTAGCATCTAGAGCGCCAAAAGAAGGAGACAAAGTTTTTAACATTGCTTCACCATATGGCATTCATTATGACAACGTTGTACCAATATTTGAAGGAAGATATATAGGAAGTAAAGGTTTTACTGGATTGTTTACTTTTGATGCCGGCCCAGGATCAAGCGGCTCAATGATATTAAATGATAAAGGTGAGCTTATTGGAGTATTACATTCTGTATTTACAAAAATGCATTCAGTTGTAGTTGCTGTAGAATTTTACGCCTTAAGACAGTTTATTAGGCGTTCATTGATAGAGCATGCTACTTCACATGTTCAGCGTTCAAAAAAATATTATGAAATAATGCGCCCGCCCTACATATAGAATATTTATTTTTTTACAAATATTTTTATACCTAATTTATTCCTAACAGTTTTTAGATCATTATAAAACTGTATACCTTGACGAGTATAATCTAAAAACATATTTATAAAATTATTCTCATCTCTGTGAAAAATCCTTTTTAGGCATAGCGTCACTGCGTCGTCAAACTCTGTGCGATTTCTTGGCGCTAATTTCATGAAATGGTTTGTTTGTAGTGATAAATGGCCATTATCATAGAATGATAACTCTAAGCCGCCAACTTGTTCTCCGTTTCTGGGAATTGATGTATATTTCGCTTGAATACTGAAATTATAGGGAGAACAAACATAGCCCATCTCTTTAGTAAAGAATTTTTTTGCCAATTATTGTAACCTCGCGAGGATCAATATACCTCATTTTTTTTATTTTATTATTCGGGTCTAAAAGAGTTAAATATTGATTTCTATTCCAACTGAGGTAGTCAATTGCTTCAAGCAACCATACTCTATTTTTATAAAGTACTTCTGCTCCTTCGTATGCTTTTTCTCCGTTGGCGTCAATTGCGAACTTTTTTGTTAGCATTTTTCTTGCTCTTCTTTTTATTTTCTGCTGGTTTATTCCATACTTTAAGCTTAAACCAACCTTCTTTACTTTTTTCTCTTACTCTTTTAATCTTATATAATTCAAATTCATCTTTTAAGTCATTAATTTTATTTTTTGCTTCATTGTAATGCTCAAAGAAACCATAATTGGTCCAAATTTTATTATTTTCACTATCAGACATTATTGCCCTCCGCAAACTGCTTCTGTGATTAATCTCGTAACCAGATAAGGGTCGCAATTGGCATTTGGTCGCCTATCTTCAATATAGCCTTTGCCTTCTTTTGCTACTTGCCAAGGAATTCTTACAGAGGCTCCACGATCTGAAACTCCCCACCTATATTCTTTATAGGAACAAGTTTCGTGATCGCCGGTTAGTCTCTTTTCAATATCAGCACCATAATTTTCAATATGTAGGTGCGATCGTTCTCCCAAAGCCACAGCTGCTCTCTCACAAGCTTCTAAAGAGTTTCTCATTGCTTTAGTAGAGAAATTAGTATGGCATCCTGCGCCATTCCAATCACCTTCAGCTGGTTTTGGGTCAAAAGATACAGTAATATCGTGCTTTTCTGCAATTCTATGCAACAACCAACGAGCAACCCATAATTGATCGGAGACCTCCATTGCATCGACTGGACCAACCTGAAACTCCCATTGTCCTGGCATTACCTCAGCGTTAATTCCTGATAATGTTAATCCTGCTTCTAAACAAGCATCAAGATGTTC